TACAGATTTAATATTATCTATATTATGTTCCACATTAGATATTTTTGCGGGTGGAACCTTTATAACACCCTCAGGCAATTCTACATCTTGTTTAATAGGTGTAACACCCCCAGGTAATTCTACATCTTGTTTAATAGGTGTAACACCCTCAGGTAATTCATTATTGTCCTTTTTGATAGGAGTAATATTTTCAATTGGTGAATTTGTGTTATTTGATATAGTTGGTACTGGATATAATGAATCTGTGTTATTGATTGTATTAATAATATTTTCATCACTAACATTGGTGCCTTCAATATTTTTTATATCTCCGGCAGAAACATCAGTCTTCTTAACACTTTCAAATATATTAGTAATAACATCTTTATGATTAGATATATTATTCCAATCAATATTATTAATCTTACTTAACAATTCCTTTATAGTAATTTCATCCACTTTATGATTATTATTCACCAGGGCTGATTTTATAATTTCAGGAACAGACAAATCCATTTTTTCTGTATTCTTTACTTCTTCTAAAACATCTTGTTCTAATAAGCTTACAGGAATATTACTAGGCATGGGTTGTGGTTTAATTTGACTAGGACTAATGTTTGGTTCAGTAGAACTATTCAATTCATAAACCTGTGATTTGATACCTAAAAAGAAGTCTTGTAGCTGTTGGGGAGTATAAGATGATTTAACATCTACGTCTTTAAATAAATCTGAAAATGAGCTCATGTTATGTTCCTAATGGTCCGTACGGTGTACTATTTCTTGACGCCGCACTCTTCTTTTGTTCTAATTCATTAAAGAATCCCCACAACAAACGCCTCTCTTGGTGGGTTATATTTTCCGAATAGTCAATAGGTATACCTATCTTTTGAAGATAGAATGTATCCTTTAAAATATCAATAATACTCTCATTGTAGATAAGCTTTAAAATAAAATAGAACTTATCTAAATCATAGTTTACAACTCTGTACAATTGTTTTTTACAAGGTTCAACGCAAGTAAAATCGAACAACTTATATGTTATTTGAACTTTTTGTATGTCAGTTAATAATTGGGTAATAGATTCCATTGACATTTTTCTATAAAATTCTAATTTATCTTCCAGTGTTGGAAGCTGTACAATTTCGTTTGTTTTATAGGTAATTTTACTAATATATCTATCAATATTTAATATGAAGGATTTTTCAATGGCATCTTTATCATCTGTAAATGCTATTCTTTTCAATTCATATAATATAGACATTTCCTTTAATACATTAGGCACCGCAATTTCAAGCTTATAGCTACCAATAGTAACAGGTATAATTTTAGGATTAATTTTACACATTTCGCCATACATTTTATCTAATCTAATTTCATATTTGTGTTTCTGTCCACATTTATCACATACCACATTTAAAGGGACTTTAATATCTATACTGGATGCCTTTAGTCCTAATAGAATAACCAACATATCATGTATATTTAAATCATCTATCTTTGTACTATTTTTAATAGTATCTAAAAGTTCAAGCAAAAATTCAGTACAATAAATATTGTCAGAAATCATAGAAGCCTTACTTATCAATTTTTGCTGATGGGTGTTAATTTCCCTAAATGGTATTAATACACCCTTTGATGGTACAAATAGATCTAATACACAAGTACTCATTATTATTGCCCCCAACCATTAATAGAGTACCAATTATATGCAAACTGTGTTGTACGATACATTATACCGTTATCTTGATCATAACCCTCAGCACCTATTTGTACAGGAAAACAATCATGAAACGAATAGGATTTTCTAATTTCATTAGTTCCATTTTTAATAGCTAACATAGCAACATGTATTGTGGTTTTAACAGTATTCACTTTTATACTATTAGCAGCAACATGCATCATCCAAGGTCTTATAACGGATTCAGTAAATGAGGAGTTAGTTTCAAAGAATTCTATCATTAGATTATCAAATGGTGTTCTACCAGTTCCAATTAGTCCTGCAGCTTCACCTCTGCCATTGCCATCAACATTTTTTCTAGAAACACTATATGAATCACCAGGAATGTTTATTTTATGAGCATATAAATTACCAGTTTTATATAACCACTGATGGGTTGAAGACATTGTCATATTATAGTCATCAATACTTTCCCATGCATAACCCCCAAATGCATTACCTGCATTTTGTGTATTCATTAGATTACCTTCTTTAGTATTTACTTGTGAATATGCCCCACTAAAATTAGGTATTGTTCTAGTACCACCAATTATTGTTCTCATAATCTCTGGCATTTCAAAGCTCACAAGCCATAATGGTTTAAGGGCATGAGCGTATTCCGATAAATCACTTTTAGTTAATGCATCGTAAAAATTAAATGGCCTATTGACAAGATCTTCTGACATAATTATATAATCCTTATAATTATTTATGCCAAGAGCAAAAAAAAGCGCCTGAACAAATGCTCAAGCGCTGTATATTATTCTTAATTATTTATTAGGAATTCATTACTGGATAATCATCTCTGATTAATTCCCACCATTGGTATGCCAATGTGACTTCTAATTCTTTAACTGTACCATTACCGGTTTGGTCATAAGTCATCTCCCCGATACTAATAGGATAACAACCGACTAACTTATATTGTCTATAAGGATTACCAGTTCTATCATGAAGAATCATTTCCACAGTTTGACCCATATCTGGTAGATTATAAAGTCCAGTTCCGCCACCTGTAACTGCACTCTGTAAAAGAGGCTGTTCCATTTGGGTAAAGACTTGATGCTGCCAAGTTTCGACTGCATGTCTAATATCAAATGGTAGGTCGCATCTAAACTTTACAGTCCAAGCGTCATTACCTTCGTAATCTGCTGAACCAGGTAAGTTGAAATTCATACCCATAAACTTTGTAGGTTGGTTATGAATTTTGTACTTAGGAAGAGACGCTGTCATAATGAAAACGTTATCCTCTGGTTGAATCAACATATTACTTCTATTACCTATGTTAAGAATTCTTAATTGAAAGTCACGTGAGAAATCCTTCTCAAATGCGATGTCATAAAAACCTTTAGGTTGAAACATATATTCTAATGCCATATTCTATTCTCCTTAAACTAATTCTGAAAAATCTTGACCTGTACGGGTTGCAATAAAGCTGATCAAGATGAATTCAGCTGTACGAACTGGTTTCAAGTAAATATCCACTATCAATTCGTTTCTATCAATTGTATCTGGCGTATTGTTACGCTCGTCACAAACGATCATATAATCATATAAACCTTCGTTATTCTTGGCTCTTTCGAAGATAGGTTTGATTGTGTCAACCAATCTTGTACGAGTAAAGATAGTGTTAGGTTCGAATACGAAATATCTACTTGTGGCAACTGTTGCCTTTTCTAATACTAAGAATAAGCGTCTTACGTTAATACGATCAAATGCACTTGGATTCTTCAATAAGGTCTTTTGACCCCAAACAACGAATCCGTCTTGAGGGAAGAACACAACAGGGTTCAAACTATGTCTATATAAAAGATCACGTTGTTTTTGAGTTGTATTGTACCCAATTTGAGTAATCCCGCTAATACGACCACGATTTAGACCAGCTGGTGCAAACCATGGGAAAGTATTACGATCGACGTCACACATTATACCAGCTTCGAAGCCAGAGAATGGTAACCATACTTGATTATTAGATTCAGTATCTAATGCCTTTACCCAGTTTGCGTATACGCATGAGTAACTTGTGCTGGATTCAGCATATAGATTTCTTAAAGGCCAGTAAATGTGTTGTGGGAAGTTAGCATCAATCATCTCGCTATTCTCTTCGTCCCATAAACGACATTCGCCAATTACCTTGTTACCTTGAACAAAGATGTGTCTTAATGGATCTGCAATGAACAAAGTTCCAGGTCTACGAGTAAACTCAGCGAACTCACGGAACAATTCAAAGTAACCTTGATATTCGTTGGCAATAAAGCTATCTCTACCACCACGATCATTAGGACCATATTCAGGTGTCTTCAACGCAACACCAATTCCGGGTGCATCGTTTGCATTTGGAGATACTCCAGGTTGACTGATATCTACATATTTTGGTGTACCAGGAAGATATGTTCCTGCTACAACGGCATCATCTTCAAGAATACCTGGAAGATACATATCATCGTAATATCCACCATCCCAACCGCTATAAAGGTTGTAGAATTGTGAAGAACTTCCACCAGTTGTGTTTTTGATTTCATTAGCAACAGCACAGTATGTACCAATTGTTCCTAGACCAGCTTCAACAATAATGTCTAGTGGAACATAGTCAATATTTTCTGCTAATCTTAATGCTCTTTCAATCTTAGCACCTAAGTTACCAATTTCTCTTGCTTTGTTTCTGGTATAGTTAGGAACATAAGCACCTAATGCGTAACCATTCATGGCTTCGTCATTAACGCGTATTTCTTTGGTAGATTCATCACCATTAATATCTGTACCCTTAGACCAATCGGTTTTACTGACCAATGGATTGATTAATAGTTGAATTGTGTTAGAGCTATCATTAACAATATCTTCTAAGAAGAATGTTTCTGCAACAGCACCACGAACAGGTACTTCTTTTCTATACATATCCATACTACCAATGAAGGATTCCTGAACAACCTGATCTAATACGATCTGTTGTACGCCTTGATTGTTGTATATTGATTTTCTTAATTTAAGAACACCCATTACTAATGTATCATTGTATTTAGGTAGAGTTAAATCATAAGTAGCAATAGATTCAATAAGTTCAGAAGTTGAACCTCTGCTTGCCTTATAGGTACCAGTTAACTCAAAGTTAAGACTTGATTCTCTAATTGGGAAGAAGTCACAAGAATCTAGATCATTAATCTTGGTTTTGAAACCAGTAATACAATCATAATCTGTACCGTAACCAACCTTACTATTATCTGCTAATAGAATATATGTGCTTTCCATGTATTCATTGGTTGCAACACGATTCTTGTTTAAAACAATCATACCAGCTGCACTTAAACTTTGGAAGTCTGTAAACTGACTGCAATCAGATGCCAATGCACTAACTTCACCAGTCCACAAGAATGAACCTTGTGATAGTTGAGTATATTCATGCTCATCAATAATCATCTGTTTAGGTTCACCTAATCTGTATGCTGAAACTGCTGAAACAGAAGTTGTATCACTTACAGGAATAATACGATCTGCACTCCACAATGTAAAGGTTCTTGTAATTTCATAACCTCCAGGAATTGTTGCAACCACTGGAGTGTTTGAAGTATAAACTACATTTGTCCAACCATCTGTTTCACCAAGAATTGCTGATAGGAATGGGAACGAACAATTATTTGCTGAAACGCCTTCTCCACCAAATATTTGAATATCTGTATATGGATCACTCTTTGTAAAATATGAAGACATTGCAACAGAAGTAAGAAACTCGCCTGTTAAGCTATCAGACCAAGTGTTATAAGTATTGTACTCATTCATTACAACACATACAGTTGATAAAGTTGCTGTATCTGCTGCCATAGGATATGCTAGAATGCTATATTCTGAACCATAACCTTCTCCATCGCTTTCGCCGTATGGAAGTCTTGTTGCTACTAAATTACCATTCTTCAATAAAATCTGACGACATGAATGATAAAAATAACGCTCTGCTGCGTTTTTAGGTTTACCATAGATTGCTTCAAACTCATCTATTGATGTAATGTTTAGTAATTCATCGATTGGTCCTTGTCTTGCAAAGCCCATTGCCATAACGTTTGTGCCGACAGGTAATCCTGCGTATAGAGAAAGATCTATTTCGCGAATTTCGACGCCTGGGCTCTCAATTGTTCTATTAAATGCTAATGCCATATTAATACTCCTTTAAATATACAATTATTTACCCTTATTAGAAGACTATTTGTCTTTTTACCAAAAAATATTTAAACCTCTTTGTCTAATAGGGTAACATTAAACTTATTAAATGTCATTGTGCATGTACAATCTATTTCGTCAGGGTCTCTTAAATTATATCCAATTTTACTAAGAGTAGTGATAAGACAATCATAATAATCAAATCTTATTTTAGCATTATTATATTCGTCCATGCCTAAAACATGAAGGTTTGTGGTAAAATTATATTTGCCATGTGGAAGATCGTTTTCGTGTTTGTCAGGTTCCCCTGAAACTTTAGGTCCAGCATAAAAACTATCCATAGGATCATTTAAAACACTTAACCATTTCCAAAATAACCAATAATTATTGAATTCATTGTCCACAGCAAAATTAATAACTAATGGTTCATAAGCAGGTCTTGAATAGGACGAAGTGTGATATACATGACCAGAATAAGGGACTTCTATAGGATTAGATTTAATATCAGGAACAGGACAATTATATAAGGAAAACTGAACTGCATCTAAATCTGCAAATCTATCAGTTCTTATATTCCTACTTATTATGTTCTTCATTACATCAGGAACCGTAAAAATCATAATAAATTTATCTTTACGACCTTTGTTTAGTACTGCTTGTTCAACTTGTATTCCGGGTTGTGGATTCATATCTATTATTTACTCCTAAGAGTTAAAGAAATCTCCGCCCCAAGGTTGATCTTGCCAGACTTCCCAACCTTGTGCTTGTAAATCTTCAACTTCGCCACCATTCTTATAATTAAAGTGCATAGGAAGCGGTGCACCTGTATCATTATAATAAGGGTCGAGTGCAAAATCACCTGTTGGAAAATCATCTAAAGACTTGATCTTCAATGGTTTACCTCTTGTATCATATTCAACAATTTCAAAATATTGAGTAACTATATCTTCACTTAATATAA